TGCCACCATCTTCGTATTCAATACCGCCGTGTTTTTTAGCGTCGTCAAGGAAGGGGACTTTCTTGAAGAGTTCATCTACTTCGCCATCTCTGATTGAGTATAGGGTAGATGATAAGAGGTCATTAGTTATTGCCATTTTCTTATCTCCTTATGGATAGTTTAGTTAAATACATTTAGTTGTTAATCTTACTTGATAGTCCCGTAGGTTATTATCTGTAAGGGTCAACAACTAATGTAAAGTATTCCGTAAGGAGGTTTAGCATTTAGTTGTCTGTCCTATTAGATAAAGAGAACGTCAAGTATTATCGTCTAATCTTATTGCTGTTCTTATTTACTGATGCTGATGCTTCTGGGTTATTCTTAAACCATTGGTAGGATTCCCAAGCATCCTTAAACTTTGGCACAGTAACACCATTTACATTTTGTCCTGTCGAGGTTTTGTTAGTAGCAGATACTCTTGCCTTGGCAGCTTCTTTTTCTTTACCAGAATATTCAGCAGCCTTCTGTCCCTTGACAATGTAGTAAGCATCTTCAAGTTTTAAATCTTCTCTTGAAATAAGAAGTTTAGCAATATCATCTTTGTAACTTAATAGGTCTGGGTTTGCAGATTTAAATGCTTCTAACTGTGCTCCACGTTTAGCTTGCTCTAACTCCATCTGTAAAGGATTAAGCATTTGCTGAAACATCTTCGCAGCTTCTTGCTGGATACGTTGCTGCATACCTTCTTCTGACCAAGCATCGTGTTCTATTGGTTTAGAAGCCAACTCATTTATCTGTTTTTGAAATCCACCACCAAGAAGAAGCTCACGTTCTTTTATTAGGTTTGCTCTTTCAGCATCTAATGCTCTTCGTTGGTCTGCTACTTCTTGTGTTTTCTGTGTGGACATAGCTCGTAAGTTAGAGACAAGCTTTCTTGCATCCTCTGGTAAGTGCTGTAAGATTTCGTTATATGGTTTTAAACCTTTGTGGGTTTGTCCCATGATAGGGTCGTCACCAAAATCTGCTGACATTAACTCTTCAAGAGTTATTTGATAATCTCCCTCAACTACAGGAGCAGCTTCTACTACTTCGGGAGTGGTGCCTACTTCGGCAGTTCCATTTACTTCTTCCATTTTGTTTTTCCTTTTTTATTGTTACATACGAGAAGCAAAAAGTGCTTCTATATTTGGTGATTGCTCTTCTGTCTTTGCCATAGCCATAGGGTCACCCATTGGCTCTTGGTTAGATGGTGTTTCCATCTCTGTTGGTTTGCTCTTTAAGAACTTTTTAAATGCTGGAACTTTGGATAGACGGTCAAGCTTTCCAGCAATAACTATGACAGAACCATCTCCACCTTTCATTTCTTCAAGAGAGTATTCAAGCTCTGCTGGAACTTCATCCATTCCAACAGCATCGGTTACTGCTTGTGCAATCATAGCAAGAGCACGAACTACTTCTGGTGTAAGTGCTTTTTCTTTTATTGGTGGTAATCCAAAGAGAGGAAGAACTTTATTAAGAGCATTTGACAATCCTATCAAAGCTTTGGGTGATACATTGACACCTTCAAGAAGAGACATATATCCTGCGTCCTCTTCCTGTTTAGCCATATCAATATCACCTTTTAGTTTCTCTCCCATACCCTTGATGGATTCTTCTTCTCCACCTTCAATCTCTATTTCTATCATTGGTTTTGCCATAGTTTATTCTCCTGTGTTTATGTTTGCTGAAAGTGTTTTAACTGCACCTGTTTCGCCAATACAATCTTTGGCTGGCAGGACTTCTTCTATTGCTCTTACTTTTGCTTGAACCGAACCACCATACTGTTCAACTTTATCTTTATATGATTGTAGGATTTTATCCTGTTCAGCTTTTATATTAAGTTCTGCTGACATTCTTTTCTCAACGAATGAATCTCCACCAACATCTTCAAGAGGAATAAGACCTTTGCTTTTGGCAATCCTTTCTCTATCCATCGAGTTATAGTAAGTAGCTCCAAGTCCTCTATCAAAGCAACCATTAACTCCCCACTTACCAGTTTGGTCGCCCCACTTACCAGCAGTTTTAGCTGGTGCAGATACTAACGAATGAAGGGGAGAGTCACAATCTTTACAGGTCTGTGCATCTTTATTCTCAAACTTGCATAATCTGTCTGTTTGTTTTTTACAGGTGTAGCAAATGAAATCATACATAGGCATTAGTTAAACCCTCTCTGGTGTTGGTGCGCTTGTTGGCATAGTAGGAACGGACTGCGATAGTTGCTCTGCAAGGGCAGCAGAAGGCAGTTGTGATGGGTCGTCAGGCATTGGCATAGGTGCTTGTGGTAAAGCGGCTGGAGGGGCAGGAGGAGCGGCTGGCATCTCTTCTCCAAATGACTTGGGTAAATCAAACTGACGAATGATTTGTTCCTTAATCTTTGCTGGGTCAATACCTAATCCTTGGAGAACAGGAAGAAGTTGGATAAGCTCGTTACGTTTCATTACAGAAGCAACAGGAGTATTGGATTGGTCAGAAGCAGCAAAGCGGAACTTACCTTCCAGTTTCTCTGCGGTGACACGGAATACTTCTCCATCAGCAATAACTGTATCTTCCACATCTTCTGATTTAAGAAGGTCAACCAACATACGAATATAAATCTGTGACATTAGTTCGATTGCTTCGTCACGTTCTCTTGCCATTTTACCAATCTCTGATGCAGTATAGTTGGCAAGTGCAGCTACTTCTGTCGCAGTTGCTTTGGTTGCTTCTCCTCTGGTAAAGGGAGCTAATACTGAACCTCTCTGCAAGTCGGATTCAATAGCAAGTAAGTATCGGTCAAAGTTTGTGGAGAGTGGCGGAACTTCTACAATCTTAATAAGACCATCAAGAGAATCAGCATCAACAGCAATCATCGCACCATCTACACCAGCAGTAATCTTGGCTAATGCATCTTCGTCAATCTTACCTTCTTTGTAAAGGTATTGTCTGCTGTCTCTACGAATAGCATTTGCCCAGAAGGAACGAACAATATTCTTTTCAAAGATTTGGTCGTAGATACGGAAGAGAGAAGAATATCCTTCCATTGGAGAGTCGGGGATGCGTGAGTAATAAAGAGGAACAATAGGAGGAAGTGGAACATCATCATAACTTCTTACAGGAATGGGAGATACTTCATCAAGTAGTTTTTCTCCGCTGGAATAGTTAGGTGACCAGAAGTATAAGCAATCGTATACAAGGTCATAAAGTTCCACAACTTCAATGTATTTATATTCATCTGGAATATCTTCATCTTGTGCTGTCTTGTAAGGATGGGCTTGCTGCTCAAAGTAATCAGCCTTAACTACTGCTTGGTATTTCTTACTACCAAATATACCTTTTGCTTTGGAAACAGGACACCAATAAACGTGACCAACAAATCTTTGGTCTTGCCACTTGGAAGCATCATTATCTACAATGACTTCCCAAGGAGGAACAGGTCTAACAGAAACCTTATCAAAGACGATTGAGGATTCTTTGGGTGCAAGCTTAAAGAAAGAGTTAGGATAGATAAGAGCAAGTCGAGATGCGTTCTCTAATACTTGTCTTTGGTCATAGAGCCAACGATTAGCAAGAGCTTTAACTACTGCATCGTTTCCTTTACGAACTGAATCCTTACCTACTTCTACTGCTGGAAACTTGGAGAAGAGAGAAGCAATATACCCTTCAATGAAAGCATAACCATCAGCAATCTCTACACGAATATTGGTAGGGTCAAAGGTTATATCCTCAAACATTCTTGTTTCATAAGTATTCTTTAGCTTACGCATAAGAGAAGCAGAGTTATTCCAATAGTTCTTATGGTTCTGGTAGATTGCTCTGACAAGATTGACTGTATCTTTTTCTGTTCTTGACATATATAGTGCTTCCTATTGTTGTTGGTTTTGTCTAATAACGTCTAATGTTTAGAGCGTTGGCGTTTGCTACTATTCTTTCTGCTCGCTTTTCTTTTACCCATTGAGGAAGAAAAGCCTTCGTGGGTAATCTTACTTGCTTCATACATTGATAGGCTAATGCCAATGCTACTGCACTATCGGCGTGTGCTCCATTGGCTCTGATTAGGGATATATTATACTTGCTGTCCAGTTTAATAGAACGCAACTCTCCCAAGGTGACAGTATCTATTTGATGTAGAGTTCCAGAACGTATAGCTTCTTTTAACTCTTCAAACATTACTCGCTTATTTGTTTGTGTTGTTGTCCAATACTTATCATCTGCTGACTTCCATAGATTAGAACCAGAGAGACATTGTAATACCACGATGCCTACGTTATTACTTTCAACTAATATCTTTGCCCCATTATACTCTTGGGAGATAGAGAATAACTCTTGTGCTAAATCTGTGGGTGTTGTCATATTACATCTAAATATTCCAACAGGTTGACCAGTAGTTTTAGATAGAACAAATGCTACTGAATAATCTTTACCTGTTCCAGAACCTACGTCAACTCCAATAGCATAAGTATCATTAGGACTTACATCAGCGAGAGGGTTCCATCTATCCATATCTATATCAAGTTCTTCAACATAGGACAAATCATCTTCTGTTAGGTAAGCATCACCCGATTGTGCGTAAGCATCTTCTAATGAAGCAGGATATTCTCTTTTAAACTTTGAGTAATCTCCTAACTTCTGTATCATTAATCTACGCCAAGCCAGTTGAGATAGAGATAAGTCCCAATCAGATGCTAATACTATCTCATCTTCTGTTGGTGCGAAATCGTGAGGAGGTTCAATATTATATTCCTTATGCTTCCACCAAGGAAAGAATAAATGATTGTAATCTCCTTCTCCTCTGATTGCAGTTTCTATTTCTAAATGTAATGGGTCACCCCAATAGTTTGCAGTAGATTCAATAATCATTTGTCCGTTGTTGACTGCGGATACTGCTGTTGCTTTAAGTTCATCAGCGTTCTCACTAAAAGCAAACTCTGACAGAAGAAGATAAGAACAAGTGAAGGAACGAAGCCCACCCTTTGATGAAGCTGATGCACACAGAATAGTTGCGCCATTATGAAAGACAAGTTTTGATGCACTATCTTCTTTAAGAGGTCTGCGTAGGAAGGCTGGAAGATTATCATAGAAGGTTTTAAATATCCGTAGTATGTGTCGTACTGAATCTATCTTGTGTGATAGTAGTGCAACTGTTATAGGTTCAGATGATGTGTATGCTTTCCAGAATAGATAAGCAGCAACGATTGTAGTAGACCCTATTTGTCTGGGCTTACATACAATCAAATCCTTTCCTTTCTCTAACGCTTCTATAACTTCTACTTGTTCATCATTAGGATATAGAAAAACAATAGCTCCTTCTTTATCCTTAATCTTTAAACGAGAGATAAACTTAACAGGGTTATTTAGTATCCCAGATATATCTGTTGCTGAATGTGACATTAGCTACTCTTCTTTGTTTCCTGTTGAACCCAAGCATCAAGCTCTATAAGATTAGGTTTACCCTTTGTCTCCCTCTCTCCTTCTATCTTCTGTGCTTGCATATCTTTAAGTGCTGTCACTAATGAGGTTAAAGCATTTGCTCCTAATCTATTCTCTGTATTACCTGCTTTCGCCATACGGTATTCATATAATAGCATCTCCCATATAGTTCCTTCATAGTCACGGGCTTTCATAGAGTTGATTACTTTATTTGGTCTGGGCATTTGTGATTACTCCTTTTAGTTTCTCTAATGCAATAGTATATATCTGATGTATCCTTTGCTTTGATAAGTTCATCTCAGCCCCTGTTGCTTCAAAGGTCTTACCATCATAGCATATACTTTCTACTACTCTCCTTTCTTTTGCTGAAAGGTTATTCAGTATCTCATATGCAGAGAAGTAAGGTTCTTCTTCTTCTTCCTCACCATCTAATCTTCTAATGATTTCATCTTCTGGATTCGTGCTCATTAAACTATCTATTATATAATCTGGGAGGTATACATATCTCCATTTGTCACGCATATCTGTATCATCCATTAGTGTGAGGTTCCTATATCTATATTGTTGAACACTATATGAAAGGCTAATATCCTTTCTTCTATTTCTTCGATGTTCTTATTTATAGTATATAGTTCTTTGTTTAGTTTATTCATCTCTCTAATAGATATTTTATTATTACCAGATTTGATTTCCTTAATCCTATATTCTATAAGAGAGGATTTATCTTTCAGTATATCTACTGTCATACTTCCAACAGAGAAGTATTTAGCTGCATCATTAATATTGAAATCATCTGCAATCCTTCTATCAAATGCTGGGTGAAGTCCCATACACACCTCTCAATAATAAGAGGTTATGTTCAGCACCTTAATCTTTCTTGTTGGAATGTTTGTTTACAAACCCTTAACCCCATACTGGTATAAGGGTGCGAGAATGGAAATCTGTCTAAATATATTTTCAGATATATTAAAATAGTTTTAGTTGACATAGCGATTGGACTATGGTATAACTATATACTATGG